TGTAGGTGAAGAAAAATTACAATGTGAAAGAGCAGTAAGAAAAAAAGAAATGACAATGATCAAACCAATTTTAGGTAGGATTGATTATGAAACTAAAACAAAATTTATAGAATTAAAAACAAAACCACCTAATATTAGAAAGGTTAAGAATAAGGAAGAGTGGAAAATGTCTAGTCAAGATATTCCCACAGAGCCTACAACAGATAACCTTACACAGACTTCATTCTACTATATGTGTACCAAGAAGATCCCTTACTTAATTTATGTTAATGATAAGGAACACATTATCTTTGATAGTACACATGAGTTGATGAAGAAAGACCATCTAGAATTTCTTTACTATAAAATGGTTGAAAAGATTTTACTTTGGGAACGTATGATTATGTTTTGCAAAGGAAGTCTTTCTGAACTTGCACAAATGTGTGAGCCACCAGAAATGAATCACCCTTTTTATTATAAAGATTTAGTAGATGAACAAAAACAATTAATAACTAACCTATGGGGAATAAAACATGAATAAAATAATCATAGTATTGTTGTCTTTAATAATGACAACAAGTGTATTTGCACATGAAGATCCAAAAACTAAATTTGTATTTGGCAAGAAATGTACTGTTAATGATAATACAGTAGTTTCTTCTTATGTATGGGTTGTAGAAAAAAAGTCTGATTGGCAAAAAGAAATAAATAAAAAAAACTGTGAAATACTAAAGAAAGGAGCAAACTAATATGTCTTGGCTAGTATATAAAGCAAAAGTAGTAGGAACTTATACTTTTATTTACGCACAAAAAGTATGGGGTCTATTACCATTTTAATTAATAAAAAAACAAAAGGAAACAATGAAAAGAAATATATATCAAAAACTACATGATGCCTGTTTAAGTGCAGGGTCTGTAAAGAAAGGTACAAAAGCAAATGGAATGCACTTTAATCCATTGCTACATGATGATGTACAAACAACAGCAACACAAGCCTTGCTTGACAATGGTTTGTATGCAACCTGTAATTATCTGACAGAAATCGTACCTAATTATAAAAAAGTAATGGTCGTATGTACCATGCGAATTTATGATGTTGATGATCCAACACAACATATACTTGTTGATGGTTGCTCATCATTCGGAGATATTAGTATGTTTGGAACAGGACAAGCTATGTCATACTCACGAAAGTATGCGTTCCTAAATTTACTAAATCTTAAAACAGGTATCAAAGATGAGGATGGCTACAACGCTGTTCCATTTGAACAAAATTCTGTAGAGCAATCTGTAGAAGAACCTACTTATACTGATGATAGTATTGAAGTAGAAGATATAAAGAATGAGATTAAGTCAGCTAAAAATATAAAAGAGTTTAATATTTTAGCAGAGAAATATTCTAATCACATTCAATATCTAATAAAAAACAACACTAAAGTTTATCAACAAATAAAAGATGTTGCTGATACTAGAGAGTTGCAATTAACAAACAAGGGTCAGTAAAAGCTGACAATAACAAAGGAGTAAACATGAGTGAAGATACAGTATGGTGTAATTTAGTAAGAAACGAAAACAAGAACGCAGAGAACCAACCAGATTGGGTAGCACCACCAAACTTAAAAGCACCAGAGGGTAAGAAATGGACCATAGGTGTTAAGATAGGAGACGTTTGGCACAATCAAGCTGGATGGAATGACTTAGATGAACAAGGTAATATTACCGGTATCACAATTAAAATGACACCACCTAGTTCTGGTGATGACAAACCATCAGCACCACAAAATAAAGGGTTTCAAAGCAAACCTAGTTATGGTAATAAACCATCATACAAGTTTTAATTAATTTGTATTAGTCTTGGGGGAGTTTTTCTTTCTAGTTCCCTTTCGGTAGTTTTCTTCCCCGAGACACCCAAAAAAAATATGGACAAAAAAATCACAGATATAGATCAAGAAATTGAGAAGAAGATTATTGATGATCGCCAAAAAGATTATGGTAATTATCAAGAGAATTTTATTATGTTAGCAGAAATGTTTACGATAATACTTGCAGGTAATTTAAGAGCAAGAATTAAACCACACCAAGTAGGTCATTTAATGATGGCATTAAAGCTATATAGATCAACAAAAAATTTTAAGGCAGACAACTATTTAGACATGAGTGTGTACAATAAAATGACTAGGGAGATACACAAAAAAGAGGTTGCCAAAAAGGATAAAAATGGATAAGTATAAGAGATTGAAACATGGTGAGGCTAGTTTTATACTAGAAGAACGTTTTGATGATGTGAAGAAAGCTGCAAACCCTAGCACCGAGGGTGAATTTGTAGAAATTAAAATCAGTAATTTAAAAATTGATTTTACAAAAGTGATAAAGGAGCAAGATGGAAAAGACCAAAATGCAACTGCAGAAGCTGATGGACAAGCAGAGAAAAAAAAGTGAACAGTATGTCCAAACAGTTCAAAAGGCTAACAAGTTAAAAGCTGAAAGTTACAGCTTACACATACAAGTTAACCAATGCAGAGAAGAATTAATGACAGCTAGATAGTTATTAATTTAATATTAAAAAAAACTGAAGGAAAACGTAGGGGATCTATGACTAAAAATAAAATATTTACTGAAATAAAACTTGCTATGAGAGCAGGACATTATCGTGATTTAACTTTTAAAGAAAAGAAAATATATAAGAACGCATTTAAAAATGGTTACAAGTTAGCCAAGATACATTGTAAAAAAAGAAGTCCAGAGTTTTATAAGCCAAGAAGAATTATTAGCTACTCATTTGCCAAACCAAGTACAAGAATTATTGACAGTCTTATTAATAGAATTTGTGTTCGTTACGAAGTACATAAAAAAAGTTTAATGGGTAAAGTTAGAACACAAGATATAGTTAGAGCAAGAAACATTATTCACAACATCTTGTATGAAAAATATAATATGAACCTTACAGATATTGGTAGATATTTTGGACAAGATCATACCACAGTTTTACATTCAATAGAAATGAAAAAAGATAAGCGAAGATTTTGGGATGCTGGTCAAAGCATCTGGCAAGAGTTTCAAGATTTAAAAGAAACTATTTCTTAGCAGTTTTAGCAGCTCTCTTAAATTGTTTGGCAGTTGGTCTGCCTTTAGCTCCTGCTTTACGCATTTTCTCACCACTACCTGCAGCGATACGTTTACGTTTAGCATGGATGTTACTATATAATCCACGTTTAGCCATTATTTTTTACCTTTCTTTTTTGATTTAGAACTCATTATTTTTTTCTTTAAAGCTGAAGGCAAAGTTTTTTGCTTTGCTGTTAGTTTGCTTTTACCTTTTGATTTACCATACATAATTATTTTCCTTTTGTTGTTTAAGTTTTAACATACAATAGTTGTCAAAACAACTACCATCTTTACCATCATGGCAAAAATATTGTTTATTAGCTGTAATAATCCAGCCACCCTCATCACTTATTAATTGTTTATTACAAGTCTCGCAGTAGCCACAGATTAAAGATTGTTGTTTGGGTTTTACCCATGTTTTCTTTTTTATCGGCACTTCCACCTACGTCTTGCCTGTCTTATTCTTGAGTTAGGATCGTTTCTTGTTTTAGCTGATGATCTTTTAAGTTGTCCTGCTGATCTTGCACAATAACTTTTTCTACGTTTAGCAGCTTTAGATCCCGGCTTAACTTTACCTGTTACTGCTGTTTTTAATTTTGATCCGGGATTGGCTCTTCTATATCTTGCAACACCTTTAGCTGTCATCCCAGCACCTTTCTTTGTAGATCTATAGTTTGCGTCTTTACCTTTTGTTGTTTTTCTAATAGCCATTATTTTAGTATAAGTTTTTTAATTGATTTTTCACCTAAATAAATTTCTGTTTCTGCTTTAGATTTAATACATTGGTATTCTACATTATTATTAAGTTGTCTGTTAGCAATCCTTTTACCTTTCAAACAATTACTCATGGATTCTTGTATTCTGTGTTCTTTAATTTCTCCATTAACAATCATTAATAATGCAACTACTACTTCAACCATGTCCATTACCATTTGCTCTAACTTTATCTTTTAACTCTTCAACATCTTTTAATGCTTTTTCTAGTTGTGTTTTTAAAAATTCTATATTGACTTTGTTAGTCATATTTTGTTCTTGATTTGTAATTAATTTTTCTACATCTTCAAACAAACTTTCAATCAACATAAATTGTTCTTGGTCGGTAGGTTTTTGCTCTGACTTTTTAAGTAGATCAGCTTGAAAAAGCTCACGTGATGTCTCTAATGATGTAAGTCTGGCAGTAACTTCTGTGTAAGCAAACACACCCATAGCAACAGCAACAACAATACCAATCATATTTTTTATTGGCATACTAACTGCTGTTTGATCTGATACTTTCATTTTTTCTTTCTTTTACACTTGCAACGTGGTGCAAATAAACTATTAATCCACTCTATATATCTATCAAAAAAACCAAGAACTTTGTATATATATTTATCAATCATGTTGCCGGACCTCCACAGAGAGCCAACAAAGTCATCATTATTATAAGAACACCTGTAAAATAATAGTTCATCCTTTCTATCTCCATAGGTTATTCCTTATTAATAATTATATTATGAAAGCTATAATTAATAACACACCAACAACAATAACTGCTGTTTTATGATCTTCCAAATAATGTTTAATCATATCTCTAATTTCATCCATCATATTTATCTCCTATGATCTTCTAATATAAGATATTATTTACCCTGTCCACGATTTTTTGACTTGCCTTTTTGTCTCTTCTTACTCTTATTCATAGAAGAAAGTTTAGGTCGTCTACCTATACTTGTTTTTTTTGGTATTCTTTCGTGAGGTTGATCTGCT